CTGATTTAGTAGCCTACAAAGCGCCAGGGGAGCAAGCCTATATGCCCTGGCTTGACGCGGGATTCGTGGGGGAGAATGTCTATCTGGCCACCGAGGCGCTGGGCATTGGGGCTTGTTTCGTCAATCCGAATATCCGAGCGAAGAACAAGGCGCAATTCGACGGGCGATTCAATCCGCGCGGGCTGCTGTTCTGTGGCGCTATGGCGCTGGGCAAATACGACGTTCGGGCGACCGAGCCGCCCAAGCGACGATTAAGGGAAATTCTTTACAATGATAATTCCAGAGGATGAGGCGGTACGGCGCGGGATAGCCGCCAAGAGCATGCTGAATGATTTGAAACGCAACACGGATATACAGTTGCACTTTATCTACCAACTAGCGGCAAGGGCACCGGATGGGCTGGCGGTAGAATGCGGTGTGCATCGAGGCGGTAGTCTGGTTTGTTGGGCCGGCGCGCGTGCCGAGCGGGGGCCAATATTCGCAGTGGACAATTGGAGAAGTCCCGTTTTTGAAAAGTTCAAGGCTAACATCGCACAAGCCGGCCTGAATGTGACAACTTACACTGAGGATACCTGGAAGGCAGCGGCGCATTTTGAAAATGGATCAGTGGCTTTCCTGTTTCACGATGCGGCGCATGGGTACGAATGGGGATTTCTTAAGGACTTGGCTCATTGGCCTGAGAAGATCATGGCGGGTGGAATCTTTGCCATACACGATTATGGCGTGTGGAAACAAAGCGTATGCGTCAAACATTTTGTGGACGCCTGGCAAACCTGGGAATGGTGGGAATATCTCGGCAACAAGAATGGGCTGATTGCCTTTCGACGGCCGTCAGTAGAGCATAAACCCGGTTATCTGCCGGGATAGGGAGGTTTAGAAAATGCAAAGCAATCTGGTACTTAAGGGACATTTGAGCGCGCGGGTGATTCGTGCGCCGAAAGTGGGTATTGGCTGGAAACTGCGTAATCTGCGCTACATGCTGCCGGGATTGGCACAACACGCTATCCGCTGCCTTTTTGGCTTGTCTGGCCTTGAGGGGCGGCTGTATGTGCGGCATATCGCGGCAAGCGGGAGGGTCACAGATTACGGCCTGGTATCCTGCCGTGTGGTGACTGATGCCTTCGTAGAATTCATGGTTGACGAACTCCAGGCAGAGACTAGTGTGTGGGGCGATTTCAAATACCACGACTCAGGCGAGGGTGTGGGGGCCGAACTCCCTGCCAACGTCGGCCTGGGTTCGCCCTGGGGTGGCGCGCGGTCGGTCGGCACGCAGGCAGAGGCAGCCGCGAATATTTACCAGAGCGTGGCAACCACGGCCTACACGGGACCGTTCACAATCACCGAGCATGGCTTGTTCTCAGCAGCAGCAGGTGTGACGCTGATGGATAGGCACCTGTTCGCGGCAATAAACGTGGTAAACCTTGATTCGATCCAGTTCACGTATCAGTTGACTTGTACGTCAGGGGGCTAAAGGCCAGAGATGGCCGATTTATTCTCGGATAGCTTCGAATCTGGTGATACATCGGCGTGGGATGGGTCGAGTGGAACTCCTGTCATCAGCGCCGCTGCCGCGTTGATTGGCAGCTACGGCATGGAGTGCAATGCTGGCGGTGACGACGTTATTGACAATTTCACGTCCACGATGCGTTTTCGCGCGCGGTTTTGGGTGGATCCTAACGCATTCTCAATGTTCAACGACGATTATATCAGGCTGATCCAACTAGATAACGGCGCTGTTCTGGTGGGGCTCGTCTGGTTGGGCTATGTTGACGGATACAACATATCGGCTGGGGGATGGACAGATGGGGGGACATTAAGATTTACAGCCAACTATGATATATCGGATGGGCCACATTGGGTTGAGGTTGATTTCCTGTGCCAGGACAACACGGGGTATTTTAGCCTGTGGATTGACGATGTTTTTCAGGAAACGTACAGTAACTGGGATTCTGGCACGAGAGCGTTCACTCATGTGCATTTTGGGTGGGGTGTTGCTGATGGGACTCCCAGCGGCACAGTTTATCTCGACCATTACAGAGCGAATAATGATGGAGGGGCAATCGGGGGAGGACAATATACACGCTCCACAGCTGGAACCTTAACATTGGCAGGCGCGCTAACAGGGAGGGCAGGCAAGGCGCTGGCGGGCAGTTTCACATCAGCGGGAGCATTTGTCAGGAGAGCGGGCAAGCCATTGGCCGGAACTATCACATTCGCTGGAGCATTGGCAGGCAAAGCGCTCAAATCGTTGGTAGGGGTTTTGGCACCTGCTGGCACGTTGACAAAGAGGGCTGCGCGGGCGCTCGCAGGAATGATAACATTTGCGGGGAATCTGGCGGCGATACTTGCAAAGTTATTGGCCGGAACTATCGCCTTTGCGGGAAATCTCAAGGGCAAGACACTCAAAGCGCTGAATGGAGCTTTAACGCCTGCTGGGGTGCTGACAAAAAGGATAGCGCGGGCATTAGCAGGAACTTTGACAATAGCAGGTGCACTTGGTGGCAGGGCGCTCAAGGCATTGGCTGGAACGCTCACAACTGCTGGAAACCTGACCCGAAAAGCAGGTAAGGCATTAGTCGGAACCTTTGCCCCAACAGGCATGCTTGCCAGGATGACAAAGCGGGCGCTGGCTGGAACTCTCACCTTTGCTGGGGTGCTTGTGCATACGATAAGTAAAGCATTGGCAGGCGCGGTCACATTTACTGGTACCCTGGCGCGGAAGACGGGCAAGGGGCTGGTAGGAACTTTAACTTTCATCGGGGCACTGACTAGGAAAACCGGAAAGGCGCTCGCGGGGGCCTGGATAGGCGCGGGCACGCTTGCGCGCAAGACTACGAAGGCACTGGCGGGGGCCTGGTCTGGTGCGGGCATTCTTACCAAGCAACTGACTCCCCGCAGCATCGGGGCCACGATTCGAGATGCTCTCGGCCTGAGACCACAACCATTAGCCGGTGTAGGATTGATGCCGGCCATACAAGCAGGAGATAATCTAGTGCCAGGGTTAGAGGTCGGGGAAGTGCTGATGGCCGATGACAGAAGCACACCCGCTCTTGTGCCACAGATAGGGCACGCAACGGAGTTGTAAGATGATACGTTTATTCGTGACAGTTTCAGATGTGAGCGCCGTCATGGCGGCAGGCTATACCGTTATCCGGGTCTATACCGATGTCTCGGAAACGGGGACCTTTACTACCCTTGATGGCACTATAACGCTTGTGGCCGCTACCGTCTCGTATGAGTATACCGACCTGGATGGTACTAGCGCCACCTGGTACAAAACGTGCTACTGGGGTGCGGTGCCAGGGGAAGGGGCTAAATCTGATGCGCGCCGGGGAGAGACGCGGGCCGCTTATGCTACCGTCAAGGAACTGCGGGCAGAAATGAACTTAGACGCCACGACTGATGACTTAACTCTAGCACGCCTGCTTGATGCCGCGGCGACAAACATTGACCGCGCGTGCGGCGTGTACAGGCCAGGGTTCCAATACTTCATCGCGGCAGTCACGGCTACGGCGCGCGCATTCCCTGGCAGCGGCTTACAGTACCAGCGGATTGACCCTTGCGTAGAAATCACTCTTGTAGCCGTTAAGGATAGCGTAACTGATACCACATACACCTCTTGGACCCCTACAGATTGGATGGCTTATTCAGGCAGCCATACTTTCCCGAACTTTAACGATCTGCCCTACACGGCGATCATGATTGAGCCAGGTGGGGACTATGCCGTGTTCACCTCCGGCGGTTATGGCACTAGAGCGTCTTACTTCCCTCCGCAAGGAGATGGCCTGACACCATATCGCCAAGGCGGGCGGATGACGCCAACCGTACAAGTGACAGCCAGGTGGGGCTACTCTGACACGGTGCCTCCTGACATTCTAGAGGCGAACATTATGCAGGCGGCGCGCTGGTACAAGCGATTGCAAAGCGCCATGACCGACAGCATAGGTTCACCTGACTCGGGCACGCTGATGTACACGAAAGCACTTGACCCGGACATAGCGCGGATTCTGGACATGGGACGCTACAAGAAATTGGCATTGGGGACAAGATGAGCGATCTAATAGACGTGGAAACGACAGGGCTTGACGAAACGCAAGCCAACCTCCAACGGGCAGCGGCACAACTGCGGGGGCCTGGATTAGAAGACGCTATGAAAGCGGCCACTTTGGCGGTTACGCGAGATGCCAAGATATTCGCACCTGTGGACACGGGCCGATTAAGAGCAAGCATCATGCCAGAAGTGGTACAGCGAGAAATGGCATTAGAAGGGGTTGTGGGAAGCAATGTCAGTTATGCGCCTTTCCAGGAGTTGGGTACTGCTCCGTTCTGGCCACCCGTGGCAGCACTGGAAGTCTGGGCGCGACGGCATGGCACGTCCGCTTTTCTGGTGGCGCGGGCTATCTCCCGGCGTGGAATCAAGGCCATTCATTATTTACAGCGAGCATTTGACCAGAATAAAGCCAAGATAGTGGAGTTACTAAAGCGAGGGGTAGAAGGCATAGTCAAGGAGGCTAACGAGTAATGGCAGTCACGATAGCCGAGATTTGTGACGCAGTGGAAACGACGCTGAGCACAGGCACGGGAATTGTGCGCCACCAATCTTATGATGAGTTAACCGAGGGGATTAATGCGGGCGATCTGCCCTTGCTACAAGTGTACTTTGAAAGCCTGGGAATTGACCCGGAAGGCCGCACTGACCGCAGCGCTTTCAAAGGCGGATTGCGTTACAAACCTATCACGATTCACGCTGACGTGTATGTTAGCCAACTGGCGCACATCGGCCAGGGCAATAAGGCGCTGGTAGATATGGTTGACACGCTTATTGACAAGATAGAGACACAGAATGAAAAGCCGTATTTCGGAGAGGCAGACATCAAGGCATTCGGCGTGGCAATTCAGCGAGCGGTTGTCAAGTATGCTTCCGCTGACTATCTCATGGCGCGTTTTACGTTCATTATCTGGGTGTACTGACATGGCAAAACTCTACCGTGTTCTGAGAAACCTAGATAAAGGCCAGGGCATAATCTACGCTGGCACTTTAGACACACTGGATTGGTTGCCAGAGCAAAGTATCTCAATCCTGCTGGCAGGGGATGATATAGCCGAGACAACCGCCCCACCGCTAGACATCTTTCCAGAATGGAAACGGCGAGCGGCGCGATTGGCGAAAGTGGACATTATTACAGCCGCCGACCTACTGACAGCAGATACGAAAGAACTGGTGGCACTTATGAAGACCAGCCAAGCGACAATCGAAGGCTGGAAGACTGAGGTTAGAAAGTGGTTGACCGTGCCAGCCCCTCGGGGCTGATGCGGCTAGTATCCTGAGTTTCAGGGGAGGTTTAGAAAATGGCAACAAGTACGACGGCAAACAATGCGTGTGATGTGGAAACCACCATGCAAGATGCCACGGGAGTATTACGGGACATCAGCGGCAGCACCAATAGCGTGGCCATGAGCTGGACGCACATGATTGGCGACCATCGTGTCTTTGGGGACAAGTGGCCTCAAAGATTGGAGTGCGGGAAGGATACGGCCTGGACTTACAATGTCACCTACGACCGCACAACCAACACTGGCTTTCAAATCCTGCGCGACTGGTACTTTGCCGCCACACCAGGATTACGGACTGTCCATGTATTCATCCCCAATGATGTGATTGGGGTAGATCACTACTATGGCAACTTCCGTATTCAGTCGTTGAACTGGACGCTTGACCCTAGCGATCCCAAGGCCATCGCGGTAACGGCAGAGATAGTGCCAAGCGGCGAAGTGTGCTTCACGATCACGACGACATAACATGGCTGATTACACACTCAAAAGCGATCTACGCCAACGGGACATCGAAGCATTTTTCAAGGCACGCCGGGAAATTGAGGCGGGTTGCCTAGAGGTGCCAGCCACACAACTGGCGGCACAACTGGTTGAACTGTTGCAATCTGTGCGCAGTGCGGGTTTGAAACCTGGTACGCCTGAGTTCTTGCAGGTCTTCCAGGAGTTTGCGCGGGAACTGCGAATGAGACAGGCACCAGCACAACTCAGCGGGCCAGAGGCCACAGGTGTAAGTGTACGCGCGGCTATCCGGGCCGGCTGGCTCAGTGGCCTTGATGAAGGCGTAGTTGGCGAACTGAAACCCGCCATTGTCCGTGACTTGGCGCAAAAGGTAGACGACTCGCTAAGAGCGGCCTACAATTTGCCGGGGGAATGATTCTGGCGGCGGCGGATTGCGCAGAGGGGAAAGGGCCGCCGCCGCCAGAGTTGCAAATGGCCTGGCAGGCGCGGCAGTGGAGCACGTTACCCGAGACGGGTGGCTTGCGCGACCAACAAGCCGGGGAACTGTACCGCATGGCGACGGCTGAAAATGTCTACGAGGCTGTAAGAGCCTGGCGCAGGTCCACAAACTGGGCGCAGTGGGCGAAAGAAAACCCAGACGAATGGGAGATCGTGTGTATGGTGCGCAGATTGAGAGCGGCACATGGCTAATACCATTGAGATTGTCATAAAAGCAACTGACAAGGCTTCTGCTACGATTACGAGCATGGCTGGCAAGACAGGCATGACCGTAGCAGGTATGGCCGGTGTACTCAGCAAATTGGACGGGCCTATAAAGTCTGTGCTCGGTCTGGGTAGCGCCTTGCAACAAACCGGGGTTGTCCAGGCCGGACAGGCAATCTACAATCTAGGCAAACTTGGCGCGCAATCACTACGCACATCAAAAGCATTTGAAAACATCTCTGGTGGCGCATTTGAGGCTGCTAGTCGCCTAGATGCCATGCGCGAGGCTACGCGCGGTGCGATGACCGAGCAGGAACTAATGAGCAATGCCAACTTGTTAATGCAGATGGGGTTAGCCAACAACTCTGAGGAATTGGGCCGCATGACCGAGATGGCCACCAAGTTAGGCAGCGCGATGGGGGCCGGCCCAAACGAGGCCATTAGTTCGTTTGCCATGATGCTGGCTAACCAGTCTCTCCCGCGTCTCGATATGTTTGGAATCAGCAGCGGGAATGTGCGCAAACGTATTGAGGAGTTGCAAAAAGCGACGGTGGGATTAACCCGTGAACAGGCATTCAACCAGGCTGTAATGGAGGAAGGGGCCAAGGCCATGCAGCGGCTAGGTGACTCGGTAAATGATCCCCTCCTAGCCTTTGAACAATTAGAAGCACAGATGGCTAATACCAAGACCGAAATTGCCATGAAGGCTACCCCTGCCATTGCAGGGTTTCTCTCTCTGGTCAATCGGGGCATGGGAGAGGCAGGCCAATGGGGCATGCGCATGAAGCAACTCGGTGGGGGCATTGGAGCGGCGGCACTCAATATGGTTGGGGCAAAGGATGCTGCCATTGGCCTGCTGGACAATATGGGTTTGCTTGACCAAACAGGACAACGGGTTGTGATAACTACTGGCGATCTTGGCATAGCATACGGAATAGCAACGGGGGCACTCCAGACTACCACCATAGCGACGCAAAACGCGACAATAGCACAAGACGGGCTGGCAACTTCTGGGCGTACTGTAGCAGGCGCGTTCGGGGAGATGCAATTTGACAATGAGAGTTTATGGAACCTAGCAATGGCCTCTGGGGCAAGTGTGGAATCCCTAGCACTATTGGCGGATAAGTTGGGCATTGCGAGTGATGCGGAGATTGCAGCCACCATCGAGGCTTACAAGACGGTGGAGGCCTTTGGAGCGGGCACCTTGTCGGCGGACCAATACGCAGCGGCCATGACACGGATTGGCGATGCTGCCAGTGAAGCAGCGGCCAAAGCGGACAGGCTGGCGCAACTCGCGGCAGGTGGGTTTGGCGCGGGCGGGGCACCGAAGGGCTACCAGCACGGTACATCATTCTATCCTGGCGGTATGGGCCTCGTGGGCGAACGTGGGCCAGAGATGGTAGCCCTTCCTCGCGGCTCACAAATATACCCGTCCACCTCGTACAGCAATGCCCGCACGTTGAATGATCAGCGCTCATGGAACGTGACTGTAAGTAATCAGGCTATGGCTGGCCTAGTGATGAATTCCATGCGCCAGCAGCGGCTTGACAAACTCAATCAGATGATGTGAGGTAACATGGCTGTACAACTTTTGCTTGCGAAACGCGCAGACTTGACCGCGGTGGGAGCCGAGATTAGCACGCTTAACCTGTTGACAGGCGCGGGTTTGAACATTGAATATATGGACGGCTGGCAAGCGGCTATCGCGGCAGGCAACCCGCCGGATGCG